GCGGCCTGTCGCTGTAGTTGGTCCACTTCGAGAAGAAGGAGCCAACCAATGGAGCACCAAGAACGCCAAAGATGAATGACGTGATGAAGTAGCCCACCAGCTTAAGGCGGCTGATATTAACCGCCGTAGCGACGTAGAAAACTGCGCCAGCGAATGCGCCAAACACCACACCGTAATCTATGCCGGTTGCCAGGCCGAACATGCTGGCCCCCATCAGACCACCAGCTGCTACCGTAGTGCCAGAAACAGGATCAGACATTTAGCCCCTTCTTATTGCCGTGAGTCCTCTCAGAACGAGGGGAAACAAAAAAGGCCGCCCGTAGGCAGCCTCTAAAATTGACAAAACCCCGGCTAGGCGAGGTTTAAGAATCGTTTTAAGTCCGTGGCGTAGAAACCACTCTTAACAGGTTACGATAGTTTTTGCGTACGCGTTAGCCTTTTTGTATATTCATCTTAATCCTATTTTTTTATGGAAAATTTTTAGATGAGCAAGCGCGAAATTAAGAGCAAAAAAATAATCTATAAAGAAGTTACCATGTCTGGCGTATCAAAAACGCTTCAGTCCATGCTTACGGAAACCCTTGAAAAACATACTAAAGCTGATGCCCGTAAGGAAATGGTTAGTCCAGATGAGGAAAATTTATTCCGATTAATTAATAAGCACGAGGTCTTTCTAGGCATGCTGTTTTGTCAGCTTGTAGCCTTCGAACCTGGACACTCGCAACGATATATTCAGTTAAAAAATGATGCTGAATCATATGAAATTAGATCAGTGACTTCAGACGAACTATCTAAAATGACTGTTGAAGAAGCTGAAGAAGTTCGTTCTGAAAGAGAACAGGTCGTTCGAGAGTTCATAGATTCAATTTTATATTTTGGTGTTTTTGGAAACAGTATCGTTGTTATGCAGTCTCGATCACTTACAACAAGAGAGCTTGAAACGCACTTGAAATGGTTACTGGGTTCTCTTAGTAATTACTTGGGCGCCCAAAACATCCTTAAAGTTTCCGATAAACCAAAAGAGGAGATTATCGAGGAAGTTCTTAAACGGCCTGTAAAATCTGTCTCTGTAGGAGCGCCAGTAACTGCTATAAGCGATCTTAGCCAAGGAAGCAAAAACCCAAGCTGGGTCCCGGCAGGAACGGCTTCTGAGTTACTGAAAACGGTTTTGGCTGAAAAATGGGAAAGCTTCTTACGTAGCAGTAAGCTTGAAGATTGTCTTGATGACGCTAATCTGGAAGTAACGCTTAAGATTACCTACAAGAGGACGACTTCTGATTCAGGAGAAAGGATGTTACGAAATCTTGTTGACGCGACGAGACACTATCCGGATGATGACGTAGTTGTTGAGATGGTCGGTGGAACACGCTTAACAGGCAAAGAGATCAGACTGTGGAACACCGTTAAGCTGACAACTTACAATAGTTTAATCGATGAACATGAACTGTATAGTCAAATGCATGACTGGATGGCTGTATTGATTAGCGATGGGGAAATAGAAGAAAACGATGAGTGAAGGGGCTGGTAAGCGTACATTAAACCTACAACCAAGTAGAGCATTCCACTTGGTTGTCGTTGTACTGCTTATGTACTCCGCCTGGTACATCGCTAACAAATACATTTCCTTAACCTCTGTTCCTTGGGGAGTATTGACTATACTTATACTGCCCATAGCAAGTAGTGCAACCCTTTTTCATAAGTTATCTGAAACCAAAAAAAACGTGGCAGAAGATTTATCTCGTGATGAGCAGAGAAGGTTAACTAGGCTCATAAAAAATAAAAGCAGAGCTACTCTCTTCATGCTTAGCCTACAGATATTCATTATAATATTCGTTGCATTAATCAGTCTTGGTGGTGAGTCTGAATCCATTAAGGAACACATCCAAACAATAAGCAAACTTGTTGTTTGTGCATTAGTATTTTCATTGTATTCATTAATCCCCGTCCTACTCGGAGTGAAAGAAGTCATTGATTTTGAAGGGCTAATTAAAACACGCAAAACCATTAATAAACGTAAAAAATCAGCTTTAACCAAGCTTGGAAAATAACCCAAGCTTGGTATTGATTTATTCAAGCATACTCCTAACACCATAAATAAAGCCAATTGCAGTTTGCAACTCTTTCCTTACGGTTCCATCAGAGCATTTCCTTTTTTTCGCTATAGCCCTAAGCGATACACCGATTACGAAATGAGCAATAATTAGTTCATACTCTTCTGGCTTATACTTCTTCAGGCGGGCTACACAGCCGTCAATCATTATCCCTTCATCATCATTACATGGCAGGCGAGACTTCTTACCGTGCGGCAACAACCCCTTAAATCCAGCTGCGATAGGTTGCCAGTCGACTCCACTGCTATCAGCAGCCGCCCAAGCTCCCCAGCGGTCCATTACTTCATACATATCACGCATGTGTTCTCCACTTATCATGCTAATACGCCGATTGCCAGCGCACGATCTAAAAACCGAAACAATAGCGTTAACTGGTCGCCGTGCTTCGCTTCAAATGCCACAGGATCAGCGTGCAACTCGTCGTGATGCGCTCTGCACAGCGGTATCACAAACAGGTCATGCGCTTTGGTACCCATTCCACCCTGCCCGTGGCCTATCAGGTGGTGGGGGTCGTCTGCCGGGTTATTGCAGCAACTGCACTGCTGCGACTTCACCCAGCGGGTGTACTTGTCGTTCTCCCAGCGGCGCCGCTTTGGCCTCAGCATGAAAGATTCCGGTGACTCAGGGTCTACCTTAACGGAGACAACCTTCTTAACTTTCTCCTGGAGGATTTCAGTCGCCGGCAATGACGGAACAATGTCACTTTCCCGCATCACTGAGTTGTGCGATTCAGGCTTAATCCTGAGGGCTTTATTTGCCACTGATTCAGGAATAAGGTCAGCCAGATCGTTACGTACCATCCACCAGCAGAACTCCGGCAACGTCAGGGTATGGTCTGCGCTGAAGCCCAGCATAATATTCACCCTTTCGAGCAACCATTTTACCAGGTTCTGCATGGCAATTCCTGCCAGTCTTTCAGTGGTTTGTTCACGCAATTCGTTATCACAAGCCCAGCAAAGGCGAATACTGCCAGGAGCATGACGCATGACTGTAAAATCTCTTGCGTGCCAGTCCTTGTGGTTCCACTGGCATTCAAATTTTCGTTCCAGCCAGTTATCAAGACCATTCAGGCCACCAGCACGCTGAATAACCCTCTCATTTTCAAAAATAGCCTGCATACTTCCATCATCTGTCAGTGGCTGGTGTGCCTCTGGAATAACACCTGATGGCAAATGCTGGATTGCTTCTGATGGCGTCTCAATAACTACCCTTCCCTGACGAAACAGCCAGAGTAGTTCATTACCAGGGCGGAAAAGCACCACCCCGGACATTGGTGCAACTTCAGGTGTCAGTAATGCTCTCACTGTTACCTCAGGCTATAATGTCGATGATTTTGAGTAATTCCGCAAACTTCGACTCGAAGAAATGCGGTTGTGTCTCTCGTGGGTTTGCAGGGCTTGTTATGTTCTTGCCGTACATGCAGCCTTTGGCAGTTAGTGACCAGAACTTTTTAACACCGTTCACAACAGAACGACTGTTTCGCTCTTTTTGTTCCACAATCCCAAAGCGGGACATCATGTGATAAACCTGATTGGCGGTGATGCGGATGTTTTTTGCTTTAAGCAAAGCGCTGAGTGATTGGGTCGGACGGCTGGATCCATCCTGCGCACCAGCAGGTGCATCGATCGCGTAATGCGGCATCAGATCTGGAAGACCCGCTACCTGCTGGAGTTTTTGATAAGCACCAAGTTTCGAAGAGTTGGAAAGGTTCAGGGTTCTGGCTGCGGATTCAAGCAACAATATTCCCGCCTGAACTCTGTCTGAGGTTTGCATGTGTGAGGCGGCGTTTTGAACCGCATCAAAAGTTCGTATTACCTTGAGGTTGAACGAGGGGCTAACCCACATCGCATAGGCATAAACCAACTCCTTGCAGACGTAAGTTCCTCCGTTTCTACCCTCAATAGTACTAACTGGATAGCTACCCATATTTTGGGTAGTTTCAATTTCAGATATCAGCTCAATGATTTGTGGGCTAGCCATGAACTTCCCAGGCTCTTTTGTTCTGGGATTGGCTCCAGCTGATACAGCAGCACGATGCAAGTCATTAAGGCAGTAACGTCCATCAAAATCACGGCGTACGGAAACGCCATCAATTACGAATAACTGATTCATGTGTTTCTCCACTTGTTGTAGTGCGAGCGGGTCTGCACTCCCGCTTCGCTGACACTTTTTAATCTAACACTCATGTGCGCACCAATGCATTGCTATTTTGCCTACCATTTTCGATATAGCTGGCGATCGTTATTTCAACCTTTCCGCCCGGTACCTGCGGTGCCCACTCCACCAGCATTCGTTTAACCTGACTGTCATCCTCCCAGATGCCAGCATGTGTCAGTGCGTCAAAAAGCGCCTTGTTGTAATTGTCGATATCTCGGCGGCGGGCATCTGGTGGATAGAGAATGATCTCAACCGCCGCTGGCGCTGTGGTCGGTTTAGGCAGGCGGCGCAATTGTTCAATAATCGCAGCGCAAGCAGCGCTCTGATATTTGCGGCCAGCAGCACTGATGAGATGGCGTCCTGCCAACGGCCCCTTGTTAGGGGCTCGCCAGTAGGTGTTTACGCTCGGCGGGAACGGGAGTACCAGTTTCATGAATCGACTCCATAACGCCCGTTCAGGCGTCCGATTACGCTGTTGAACATCACCAGGCTTACGCCCATCGGTTTAACCTTCTCGTGGTATTCCTTCAGGATCGGAGGTACAACGACATTCCAGCTTGGCTTTGGCTTCTGCTTCAGGGCTTTTTTGATGGCGTCGTTGCATTGCCGTGCAACATCCCGAACCGCATTTTCATGCTCTGTGGATAGTTTTTTCATGCAGCACGCTCCTGAGGTTTTCCCATTGGAACTGCTACTGCCGGAATAAGCTCAACAGCTGGTGATGCCGACTCATTCCCCCAATGATCCCAGCCTGGCGTGCCGCAACGGCTGAAAATTCGATTCGCGGTACGTCACCGTAGAGCTTCTCAAGGCGGAAACGCGCCTCTGCTGGCTTCTGGCTGTGTTTCCCGAGTGGGCTGTAAATGACCTGTTTGATGCTGGCGCACTGCCGCTCAAGTCCATTCCCTCTGGTGGCGATCAGCAGGTCTTCGGTATTGGCTCGGGTGTAGTTCCCACCGTTCATGCGAGTCTGCACATTCAGCAAGTCGAGGAAGTCGTAAAAGTCCTCCACTCCACCAACCTGAAGCGCCTTGTTGATGTGTTGCTCTGCCAGCGGGTTGAATTTAACCCAGGTGAACCCCTTCATCGTGCGAACCTTAAAGCCCCATGCTTCAGCCAGCTCAATGGCTTCGCGGGTATGCGTGCCGGTGAACCACATAGCCAGAACAGCATCATCTGCAGCGAGGTCCCAAACAGGTAAACGCTTCATGTCGATAAGATTCATCGTGTCGTAGTGGTCTTCTGCTGCGCCGTTGCTGACTTTGTTGTCATAGAGCCAGGCAGGATCGGCATAAATCAGAGTGTATTTCATCAGACGTTCCTCGCTCGTCCAGCCAGACACCATCCATCACCAGATGGCTTAGCTCGCTGAACCATGATCAGGCAGCGCTGGCGCTCATCCAGAATTTTTCCCCGCATCTCTTCGCTTTTGGAGCGGTTGAAGGCATCCATCAGAACCGTAGCGGCCCGCAGGAACAGACCCTTGTCAGATAATTCCTTGGCCTTCTCCATCATCGCAACGACAGCAGGGTTTGGTGCGCTTTCCTGTTTTGGCTCAGGCATCACTTCGGCTTTTTCGACCGGGTAGCGCGGGACAATCGGCCCAATCGGACCAACCGGCGCTTTGGCGTAGTAGCGGAAGGTTGGACGTTCGCCGCGGCGTTCTGCTCGCCCCAACATTGCCAGTCGGCATACTGCACGCTGCACACTGTGTAACTCATACTCCGGCAGTGCTGCGGCGATCTCCTTGTTCGTCAGTCCAGGGTTGTTGGCCACGAACAGCTGGATGGTTTTCAGAAAGCTCATTGAGGACCTCCGGATACACGGAAACCTGAATTGGATGGAACGCTGTAATCAACGTTTTCGAATGTGGCCTTAAAGTTTTGGTCTGAACTACCGCCAATTTGCCAGCGTCCTTTGACACAAGCAGGCCTGCCGCGCTTTTGCCATTTCTGAGCCTTGTCAAAATACTCAACGCAGTTTTCTGGCCCAAAGAGAGTGCTCGGGCGTAGGTAATCATCCATTTTCGGATCGTCAGCCCATTTTGCTGTGAGGTAATCCACCACCAGAATCAGGTCTTCAGCGCTGTAGTCCTCAGAAAGTCTTCCCCTGATATATCCCAAAACGGTTTTGTTGCGTCCGCCCCTCCCGTATGACGATCCAGTAACCTCGTTGAAATGGGTTAAGACACGCATTGCCGGATCGCTGTCGTCTGGTTGCGACGCAACCGGACAAGAAGGGTTTTTAATATCTGTAGTATTCTCTGTAGTAATCTCTGTAAGAACATCAGTGCAATTTGACCTGATGAGAGCGGTTCGTTTTGACCCGATGGAACGTTCCACTTTGACCTCTTCCATTGGTTCATTTTGACCTGATGGAAGAGTGCATTTTGAACTCTTCGATTTGGTCACTTTGACCTCATTTAAAAGTTCGCTTTCGTAGTTGATCGTGTAGTAGTTCGTCATGTCGCGCTGAGACTTGTTCAGCTGCTCAACTTTGAGCACGCCAAGGTTCTTCAGGCGAGTGAAAGTGCGCTTCAGAGTAGACTCTNNNCAGAANNNNATNCTGCTCCAGCCACTGTTCGTTGGTATTGTAAATCCAGCGCACGCCGTTACGCTCCAGTCCGGAGGTGGTTTCTTTCAGCCAGTAGTTAACCTGCTGCAATGCAATGGCCTCGTTCAGGCCAATGCTGTATGCAAGGTCAGGGTTTATCACTATCGGCCGGGATGGCATTAACAGGCTCATGGTCGTCCTTTAACTCTGTAAATTTACGCTGGAATTGCTCAAGAGGGCTGAAGCACTCATGTTCGTACCCTTCGCGAAGGTATATAACGCGTCGAGTCTGTGGCTCCCATCTGATAACGTGGACAGGGATGCCTCTGTGGTCTTTGAATCGCCGGTTAACTTCAGCCATTCCTCACGCCCCTTCTCGTTCATCTGAGTAAAAGCCTCTACCATCGCGTTCTCAGGCTGGTAGTTGTTCTCACCAGACTGGTCGTTTAATCTCTCCACATAGCCGAACGGGGAATCTTTTCCCACCAGTGGAAGGCATCTGAATTGCTTCGCTGGTCTCAATCGGTTTAAACTGTTCATGCGTTAGTTTCTCCACTGAATACGACACGCCACGACGCCCGGAGCTGCACACTCGCGGGCGTCACTTCTTTTGGCTTTTCTTACGGCTAAACAGTGCGACAATCGCGCGGATTTCTTCTTCACGCGCAGCCAGATGACGGCGGTGATGTTCGTTAATCTCTTCGGCTTCATGCTGTTCAATCACTCCATCCTCAAGCGCTCTCTGGATAATCTGATCAACCTGACCGCGTGCTGCTGCAGTTCTCATAGCGCGGGTAAACAGATCGACACGGTCCAGGTCTTCCAGTTGCGGAACGTCCACCAGCAAAGCGCCTCGACGTTGTGCGAAGTAATCAGCCAGGAGAGACGTGTTTGAAATGTCTTCCATCGCCTCCAGCTCGTTCACTTCAAAGAAGCGGCAACCGTTCTTCTCGTAGAGGTTGTTGTTGAACTGCGTTACTGACATACCAAGAGCACCGGCCATAGCCTCACGACCACCGGGATACGCTTTGCACATCGCTTTCACTACTTCTTTCAGGCTTGGCTCTACCATGTTGTTTTTCCTTTGGTAGTTTCAGTTATGCAGCATGCGCTTTAGCATTACGATTTTGTAAATCGCTTAGAGACTTCAAAATCTCTTCAGCAGTTACCTGACCATCCATTGCTGTAACAAGTGCTGAAATATAACGGGCGCTAATTTCAGCTCCGTTAAGCCATTTGCTGATTGTCGATTGCCCAACTCCGATCATCTTCGCCAAGTTAGCCTGCGAACCAGCTAAACGAATGGCTTTTTGAATTACATGGTTCATGCATTTATTCTCCCGCTCATAATTATGCTCAATTATGCGTTAGGGAATAGATTTAAGCAAGTCCCAGAGGACTTTGACAGGATATGCGTGCGGGAATAAATTTGAGGGATGAAAACTCTATCTGAACGACTGGCTAAAGCCATGACAGAAACTGGCTTTCAAAGCCAGACTAAGCTCGCGAAGGCTGCAGGTGTGGAGCAATCCGTCATATCAAAAATACTTAACGGAACTAGCAAAACATCTAAGCACAGTGGAAAACTTGCGGCAGCCATGGGAATAAGTGCTGATTGGTTGATCAATAGCGCTGGATCTATGTTTGGAGGTGCTGAAAGCACATTACAAAGAGTAGATGTTTCCAGGCTTGTAAGGCTCTATGACGAACGCGGTGACACAGGGGAATTCATAACCTGGATGTCAGAAGTTCCTGACAACTATCGTGCTTATATTATGAATAGAAACACTGGGATAGCACAGGCACCAAAGGGGGCTGTCGTAATTGTGAACCCAGATAACAAGCCGTCTACAAATGATCTTGTTGTAACCCTTATTTCGGGAGTTGTGTCAGCATTTCGCTATCACGTATCTGGCAATGGCGCTGGTTTTCTTTCCGTAGATGATCCACGCATCCCACTTGCTTCTGTGCGGTCTGATGAAGATGTAGTTGGCCCAATAATGCAGGTATTCATCCCTGAATTAAGTAAATGAACGACATTGCAATCAGGGGCGGGAAACGATTTAAAAGCCCCTGCCTCTGTTCTTACTAGCCACATCCCCATAACTCTCCCCTCTTTCTTCTTGACATGCCAAGAACGATAGGTGTCAAATTCACTGTATGAATACACAGTATATAAGCACGTAACCGCACTTTACGCAAAAAAAATTCTTTTCAGTTCCGCCCACTCAGCCAGCAAGGAATAATTTTGATTATTCCTTGTTGACTATATTTATTCTCTATCGCATACTCAACCAATCAGCAGCGAACATTGTGGTGGTGAACATAAATGACTGTTAAAAGTATCTACAAGTGCTCTTTCTGTGGCGTTACAGAACATCAGGCAAAACGGATTATTGCTAGAGGTGGAAGAGATGAAGCGGCCATTTGCTCTGACTGTGTTGTTCAGTGCGTTATGGTGTTCGCAAATCAGGCTTCGATTTCGACACTTGAGGAGCGCTCGATGCTTGAAGCCGCCCCTGTTCAGGGCGGCGAGATAACAAAAATCAGCCTTTAACTGTAGGGTTAAAGCATTCGATTCGTTCAACAAGTGAACGAGTAGTAGAGACAATGTAAGAGTCTTTGCCTTCATAGTCCTTAGCGTGTCGATTCAAGTTCTCTACAACATCTGCTTTGACTGATGGTAACGCTGTTGAAATTGAGTGAAGAGCAACAGTAAATGCATTTTCAAGTGCCTCAATCCTTCGAGCGAGAGTGATCATATCAATTGGAGTTTGACTCATTTTAATTTCCTTCTTGGTTGTGTGAGAACCCCAAGAATACCACCGAGCCTGATGTGGTGAAAAGACAGGCAGCAGTTGAAGTACGGTATATGGCACATGTGTCGCAGCGGTCCGGGGATTCCTTAGGCAGTATCCCGATCAAGCGGGTAGCCGGAATGTGCAAGCCAGGCAAGTACGGCAGCCAGAAGCGTTTCACCAGCGTGGCGATTCGGTGTGACACCTCGGAAGAGACGGGGCAATTTTATTAAAGCTGAGAGGATGACCATGGAATACGAATTGATGCGTCTCGCAGAATTTATTTCTGAAAACTGGAGTCAGTGGGAATCGTTCTGCGAACAACATGGCGACAACGCCCAAGAAATATACGAAAAAATCGGCGGAGAAGATTAACCGCCAATTCAGTATCACGTAGCCAGCGTGGTAAACCGTAGTAGCTGTACCAGATGCTGTGTGTAGTCTTGGCGGTCGGCAGTTGTGAATGACCTTAATGTCGACCGCCCCTTTTCACAACTGAAAGCGCGTTCAGCCGGTTCCTTGAGAGGCCTCAGTCGTTAAATCAACCTCAGGAGAACGCGCTCCCAATTGTGGAGAAACTAACTGGCGGTGGCAGCCGCCCGTTTCACTAAGTGCCCTGGTGGGTGCTTACTAAAACGAAACCCCTTTATTTTTTGTCGCCAACAGGCAAGGGATTCGTGCAACCAAAAATCAGCACTGTGCAGAGCGCTTACAACACGGAGAAACTATCCATGACGAACACACAGAATGTCACCGAGTTACAACCACGCATGACCAGAGAGCAGTTGATCGAAGCGGCTCGTATCGCTGCTAAGTTCCTGCCAGTTGCATCAGCTCAGCTTATGAATGAGCTTGCTAACCGTTTGGACTACACCAGCGTCGCGCTGTGTGAAGCGATGGCGCAGCGTAAGGAGCTGGCTGTGCAGAACGCTACACTGCGTGAAGATGTCGAAAGCTGGGCCAAAGAGTGTGACCGCATTGTTGAGCGTTACACCAAGAACAGAACCAATATGCATTTGCTGGAAGCTCAGCGTGAACTTCGTGAGCTGGCTCCTGTCGTCATTTCCCTGAATAACGAGGTTGCTCTCTAATGGCTAACTCATTCAAGCAAATGACCCGAGACGGGACCATCAAGCGAACCGATACCGGGATGTTCATCCCCCTTTCCGATATCCACGTTCGTGAAGGTTTCAACAAGCGTGAAGACGATGAACGCACCCGACAGGCTGATGATGACCTGTTCAATTACCTGATGAACGGCGGATCAGTTCCCCCGCTGGAAGTTATCGCCCGTGATGAAGGTGGCGTGTGGGTTGTTGAAGGTCACCGTCGCCGTCGTTGCTACGAACGCTGCTCTGAAGCTGGCAAGCCAGTAGACCGCATACACATCATGCCGTTCAACGGTAACGATGTTCAGCGTCTGGCGCGCATCATGACCAGTAACAACCAGCTTCCCCTCTCCGATATGGAACAGGCAGCGGTTATTCAGGAGCTACATAACGCCTTCAACCAGACCACCAGCGAGATCGCAAAACTGGTCAACAAGTCTGTTCCTACTGTCGAAAAGCTTCTCCTTCTGAGCACGGCTAACCACGACGTTCAGAAAGAAGTTAAATCCGGTACCGTGTCCGTATATGTTGCCGTTGACCGAGTAAAAGAGTTCGGCGAAAAGGCCGGTGAGGTTCTTCAGAAGGATAAAGCTTCTGCTGCAGCAAAGGGAAAGAAGAAAGTTACCCGCAGTGTTATAGCGCCAGAAATTAGCGTTAAGAAAGCGCGGCGCCTTGTAGAGCTGATCAGCCTAGCGGGTATAAGCGACACAGGTGTTATCTCTCTAGAAGGATTGGTCCATGCAGAAGTCGTTGAAATTATCGACGAGCACAAAGCTATCGCAGCTCAACGCACTGGAGAGCAGAAATGAAATTAACTTTGAAAGAAATGAACGGTCTTCTTAATGGTAAATGCCTTCCTTCTGATCTGATTGTTGGCGAAACGCTTGCTGAATACCTGGTGCGTAAGTTCACAAAGTTAGAGCAGAAGCTTGCAGAGTCTCAGCGCGAGTTCCGTGCTGCTGATGCGACTATCGAGAATCTGCAGATGCAGGTTGAGAAGCTGGCTGCGGAGAATGCGGGGATGAAGGCTGGTGCAATCAAGGCCATAGAGGATATTCAATGCTTCTACGATTCGGAAGCCTGGCATGTATCCGAAGATGGCGAAATCGAGACAGCCGTTGT